GACGACCTCAAGGAGGTCGGGGATCCGTCGACCTGGCTGAAGGCCCAGCCTAACCTCGGGGCCACCGTCTCCTACGAGACATATCAGCGTGACGTCGAACGGGCGGAGCACGTGCCGGCGGCTAGGAACGACATCCTGGCCAAGAGGTTCGGCATTCCCATGGAGGGGTACACATACTTCTTCACCTACGAAGAAACCCTGCGGCACAACCGTCAGGACTTCTGGGGTATGCCTTGCTCTATCGGCGTCGACCTGTCGCAGGGCGATGACTTCACCGCCTTCACATTCTTGTTCCCCATCAGCCGGGGCAGGTTTGGCGTCAAGACGCGCTGCTACATTTCCGAGCGCACCATGCTGCGCCTTCCGGGAGCCACTCGTCAGAAGTACGAGGAATTCCTACAGGAGGGCTCGCTCATGGTGCTCGAGGGTACGGTTCTTGACATGATGAACGTCTATGAAGACCTCGAGGCGTTCATCGCAGACTGCGAGTACGACGTGCGCTGTCTGGGTTTCGACCCGTACAACGCCAAGGAGTTCGTTACTCGCTGGGAGAACGAGAACGGACCGTTCGGCATCGAGAAGGTGATCCAGGGAGCCCGGACCGAGTCCGTGCCCCTCGGCGAGATCAAGGACATGGCGGAGGATCGCAAGCTTCTCTTCGACCAGTCCATGATGACCTTCACGATGGGGAACGCCATCACCCTGGAGGACACCAACGGGAACCGCAAGCTCCTAAAGGCCCGACGGGAGAACAAGATCGACTCGGTCGCTGCCCTGATGGACGCCTGGGTCGCTTACAAACTCAACAAGGACATGTTCGACTAGGAGGTGAAGGACATAGGACTGCGAGATAGACTACAGCACGCCTACAACGCCTTCACTGGCAGGGACATCGATCGATCGAACCTCGGCCCTTCCTACTCCGTACGGGCCGACCGGCTTGCTCTCGGATGGACGGCCGACAAGTCGATCATCTCGTCGCTGTTCAACATGATCGCCATCGACGTGTCCGCCACGCCGATCCGACATGTCGACACAGCTCAAAATGGAACGTTTGTTGGCGTTCGGCGGTCAGCCCTGAATGACTGCCTGATGCTGGAGCCCAACATCGACCAGAGCGGCCGAGCCTTCATCCAAGATGCCGTGCTGTCTCTGTTCGACGAGGGTGTCATTGCGATCGTTCCGGTCGAATCGGACCTGGACCCGAGGACCAACAACAGCTTCGATATCAAACAACTGCGAGTCGGGCGAATCACACAGTGGTTTCCCGAGCAGGTCGAGGTTGAGGTCTACAACCAGGCTCGCTCAACCAAGCAGCGGGTGATCCTGCCGAAGCGCACCGTCGCCATCATCGAGAATCCTCTCTATGAGGTGATGAACAAGCCGAACTCAACCCTCAAGCGACTGAGCCGCAAGCTCTCCATGCTGGACCTGGCCGACGAGAAGACGTACACCGGAAAGCTGGACATCATCATCCAGCTCCCCTACGTCGTCAAGACCGAAGCCATGCGGCAGCGGGCGGAGAACCGCATCCAGTCAATTGAGGACCAGCTCGGAAAGGGCGGACATGGGATCGCCTACACCGACGGCTCCGAGAAGATCACTCAGCTGAACCGCCCGGCGGAGAACAATCTGCTTGATCAGATCAAGTTCCTCACCGCCGAGCTCATGAGTCGACTGGGTATCTCGGAGGACGTCTTCAAGGGAACTGCGACAGAGATCGTCTGGACGCACTATTGGAACCGGGCCGTGGAGCCCGTACTCTCAGCACTCGCCGACGGGATGAGCAAGGCCTTCCTCACGAAGACCGCGCGCACCCAGGGGCAGGCCGTGCAGTACATCCGCGACCCGTTCAAGAACGTTCCTCCGAGCCAGATCGTCACGTCTCTGGACACCATGCTCAGGGACCAGGTCATCACGCCGAACGAGGCTCGTACGAGGATTGGTCTTCCGCCGTCCCCGAACGAGCAGGCAGATCAGTTGCAGAACCCGAACATCAACCCTCAGATGGGTGATACCTCCCTGGACGGCGAGGGGGATATTCCGGGCCCCAGTGGTCCTGATGTTCAGTCAGTGCTCAGCATGCCGATGAGCCAAGTCAGAGGAGAAGGATGAAGTTCGACTTCAGTGGCTGGGCCACTAAGAACGACCTGACCTGCTCCGACGGGCGCACTATCAAGCATAATGCGTTCAAGGAGAATGACGGCCAGCGCGTGCCGCTTGTATGGCAGCATGGGCACAACGCCGTCGACAACGTTCTCGGGCACGCACTGCTCGAGAATCGGGATGAGGGCGTTTACGCCTACTGCGCTTTCAATGACACTCCTGGCGCCGAGAACGCCAAGGAGCTCGTGAAGCACGGCGACGTCAAGGCTCTCTCGATCTACGCCAACCGCCTCGACCAGCGAGGGGCTGACGTTATTCACGGCAACATCGTCGAGGTTTCCATGGTCCTGTCCGGGGCCAACCCGGGCGCCTTGATCGACAACGTTGCTCTGGAGCACTCGGATGGTTCATGGACCGAGTCCGAGGATGAGGCCGTCATCTACTCAGGCCTCACGCTCTCGCACGATTCCGGAGAAACAACGGAGGACACAGAATCCATGGACGAAGACGAGGTTTACGACGAGGACGACCTCACGGTCGCCGATGTCCTCGAGACCCTCGACGATGACCAGCGTCTGGCTGTTGCAGCCCTTATCGAGGAGATCAGCGGTGACGTTGATGTCGAGGATGAGGACTTCGACGAGGACGAAGAGTTCGATGAGGACTATGACGAAGACTATGATGAGGACGCCGAGCACGGCGACTCCGGGGGTGATACTCTGATGCATTCCAACATCTTCGAGGGCGACGCTCGTAACCACATGGGCCCGCACCTCTCTCACGCTGACGAGGAGCTTATCTTCGCCGAGGCCCGTAAGCCTGGCATGACGCTCCGAACCGCCGTTCTGGCTCACGCCGCGGACTACGGTATCAAGAACCCGGAGCTGCTGTTCCCGGACGCCACCAACCTGGACCCGGAGCCCCAGCGCATCATGCGCGAGAACTCTTGGGTTTCCAAGGTTCTCCAGGGAGCCAAGCACTCACCCTTCTCCCGGGTCAAGACCCAGTGGTCCAACCTGACCGCTGATGACCTGCGGGCCAAGGGTTACGTCAAGGCCAGCCGTAAGAAGGACGTCGTCTACGAGGTCGCCAACCGGAAGACCGAGCCGACGACCGTTTACAACAAGACGAAGATTGACCGTGACGATGTCCTCGACATCACCACGTTCAACGTCGTCGCCTGGATGCAGCAGAACCTGCGCCTGGCCCTCGAGGAGGAGCTTGCTCGCGCCGTCCTGATCGGTGACGGCCGTGAGGTGTCCAACCCCGACAAGATCAAGGAGACCAACATCCGTCCTATCTGGAAGGATGACGAGTTGTTCTCCCACAAGGTTCTTATCGACAAGGACGCCAAGACTCCGGACATCATCGACGCCGTTCGTCGGTCCCGGAAGTTCTACAAGGGCTCCGGCATGCCGGTCCTGTTCACCACGAACGCGTTCGTGTGTGACATGCTCGAGATCAAGGACATTAACCAGCGCTACATCTACGAGACCAAGCAGGCCGTTGCCAACGCCCTGAACGTCTCGGATGTCATCGAGGTTGAGGTCATGGAGGGCGCCAAGCGCGAGGTCGCTGGCAAGACCCAGAACCTGCTCGGCATCATCGTCAACATGCAGGACTACACCCTGGGTGCTGACAAGGGCGGCGAGACCTCCTTCTTCGAGCAGTTCGACATCGACTTCAACCAGCAGAAGTACCTGCTGGAGGCTCGTTGCTCGGGGTCTCTGACGAAGTACAAGTCCGCGATCGTCATCGAGAAGGCTACGGCCTGATCCGGTCAAAATGGCAAGATTCTTCGGAAGCATAGGTTACGGACACGCTGTCGAGGCATCGCCGGGAGTGTTCGAGGACAAGATCACGGAGAGGGAGTACTACGGGGACGTGAACCGTTCCCAGAAGCAGTACGACAGCGAGCCGAAGGTTCTCCAGAATCTCCGACTCAACAACGAGATCTCCATCTTGGCCGACTCTTACGCCGAGGAGAACTTCTTCGCCATCAAGTATGTGAGATGGATGGGGGCGCGCTGGGTCGTCACAAATGTGGAGGTCCGCCGCCCCCGTCTCATCCTCAACCTCGGAGAGGTGTACAATGGCCCAACGCCTTGAGTTCCATAACAAACTCGTCGAAGCGCTGGGCTCTAGGAACGTCTACTTCCAACCCCCGGAGTCCGTCCAGCTCACCTACCCGTGCATCGTGTACGAACGGAGTCGAGCCGACTCGAAGTTCGGGGACAACGCCAACTGGATGTACACACCGCGTTATTCGGTCACCCTCATCAGCAGGAATCCCGACGAACCGGTGCTAGATGTCCTGGCAGACATGCCTATGTCCACCTTCGAGAGGCACTTCGTCTCGCACAACCTTCATCACGACGTGTTCAACATCTACCAAGGAGTATAGATGGCAGTCCTCACATGGGACGAGACGGGCAAGAAGTTCTATGAGACTGGTGTGGACCGTGGGGTCCTCTTCCCCGTCAACCCCACCACTGGCGCTTACAGCAAGGGCGTTGCCTGGTCGGGTCTCACCAACGTGACTGAGACCCCGTCTGGTGCAGAGCAGACCGACCTGTACGCGGACAACATCAAGTACCTTTCTCTGACCTCGGCGGAGACATTCGAGGGCAAGATCGAGGCCTACACCTACCCGGACGAGTGGCTCCAGTGTGACGGCTCGGCAATCGTCGACAAGGTCGTCATCGGTCAACAGGAGCGTTCCTCCTTCGGGCTGGCATACCGCACCATCAAGGGCAACGACCAGCAGAAGAACAACTACGGCTACAAGCTGCACCTTCTGTACGGTCTGGCCGCCTCCCCCTCGGAGCGGTCCTACGGTACGATCAACGACTCCCCTGAGGCGATCACCTTCTCGTGGTCCTTCAAGGGTACCCCGGTGAACGTCACCGACCACAAGCCGACCTGTGTCGTCACCCTCGACTCCAGAGTCATCGGCAAGAACGGCATGACCGCTATTGAGAAGCTGATCTGGGGCGACGGCGCTAACGACGCCAAGCTCCCGACCCCCGACGAGGTCATCGCCGCAGTCAAGGCTGCTGGCTGACAACTCCCACGGACCCCGTGATGCGCTCCGGGGTCCGTGGTGACTCCAGGGAGGAACGAATGCTGACGATTCACGTCGTCGGGGATGAGCTCTATGACGAGGATCGCAATGAGTTCATCAACGGTTTCGAGGGCGACCTCGAGCTCGAGCACAGCCTCGTCGCTCTGTCAAAATGGGAGTCCAAATGGCACATCCCATACATCGGCAACGAGAAGCTCACTGAAGAGCAGGTCCTGGACTACATCAAGTGCATGACTCTGAACGACGTCGACCCCGTCGTCTACTCGCACTTGTCCATGGACAACGTGAAACGGATCCGAGAGTACATCGAAGACTCGATGACGGCAACCACATTCGTGGAGTCTGAGGGTTCGAGCCCTGCTCGTAACGTTATCACGTCAGAGCTGGTCTACTATTGGATGGTCGCTCTCCAGATTCCGTTCGAGTGCCAGCATTGGCACCTTCATCGACTTCTCACACTCATTCGAGTGTGCAATGTCAAGAACCAACCCGACAAGAAGATGTCGACCGCCGCCACGCTTCGACAGAATCAGGCTCTGAACGCGGCGAGACGGGCCAAGTATAAGTCAAGAGGTTAACATGCCTGGTGTAACTCCTCTTCTCCACGCAAAAGTTCGGGGAGAGTCCAGTCCGTTCAGCACCGTCTACATCTCCCCAGCCAATGGGGTTACCGACGCCTCGATCACTCTGGGGGCGAATCCCGAGTTCGAGCTGGACGTCCCCTTCTACGAGGGATCCAAGGCCCTGGTTCGGGTCGTCCGCAAGGATGGTTCCTCGGACCAGAAGATGATCGACCTCAAGGAATCCATGCCCGAGAAGGCTGTCTGGTTCAACAACCGGGCCGCCGCCGGATACGGGACGTTCGACACCGGCTGGATCAAGTGCCCCGACGACAACGCCTACGTCTACCGCATCATGGCGGGCATGGTCTACGTCAAGCGCAATAATGACTGGCAGACTCAGGACCTTAACGGAACGAGGGACGTCAAGGTTGTCGATCTCCCCAAGGAGATCCAGGTTCGAAGTCGGGCAACGTTCGTTCTCCCTAAGGGCGACTACACAGACGATGGATCCATCATCGAGATCTGGCCCGGAGACGCAACAACGCCTCCGCGTGTCCGCGCACAGCTCAAGGCCAACGGCGCTCGGATCATCCCAGTGCTCTTCGCCCCCATCGAGAACTCTAACGGCTGAAAAGGTCAAAATGACTGTATCTCAATACGCAGCATCCTGCGCCAGGTACTACGCCGACGTCGCGGATGTCGGTTATTCGCAGCCAGATCGCTGGACTTTCTACGATCGGTCCGATTGGGACGGCTGGCTCATCAACCCTCCTGCCAACGCCGACTGCTCGGCCCTTGTTGCGGGCTGTTACAACCTCGCGGCTCACCACGAGTGGGGCGAGCCTTTCACGGCTGGGTATTTCCCACGGTCTACCTGGACTGGGTCGCTTCGGGAGGAGTGTCTCCAGCGCAACTTCGCCGACATCTCGGATTCCTGGACCGGTAACGAGCCGGACGGCGGGTTTGAGATCGGCGACATCGTCTTGTCCGAGGCCGCTTCAGGGGGTCGGGGTCATGTCGCAATGGTGACTGGTCTCAACCCCACGATTCTGTCCGAGGCATGGATCGCCGAGGATGGTTCCATCGACGGTTGGATCGGAGACCAGACCGGTAACGAGGTCCGCTCGATCGAGTACAACGACCACCCGTACACCCAGTCTGCATCTTGGACCCACTGCCTTCGTCGACGGGACAACCATGGCAGCTCGGCTCCCTCGCACGCCGAGTCTTCCGCGGGTACCTCCATCCAAGAGGCCGTTCTTCGTGCAGCTGACGCCACCGGGTGTCCCTGGTGGGCTGCTCTCGGCTGCCTCAAGGTGGAGACTGGCGAAGAGGGTGCCAACATCTACGGTCATGATGCCGGAGGTGCCTGTTCGGGCTGGGGCGAGGTCACGGAGCATAACTTCAAGAACTACTTCTGGCCCATCGTATCCGAGTGGGGTACCTCGAACGGAGTCGGTCCGCTCCAGATCACCTATAACGGGTATTTCATCAACGATCCCGACCGAGCCTGGTGGGATCCGCAGAAGTCGGCCGAGGTCGGCTGCTCCATCCTCAAGGGTCTCATCGACGCTGAGGGCGACTCCTACGAGGACCTCCGCCGAGTGGGGTCTCGCTACAACTCTGGGACCATGTATGGGTCCTACGAAGCGTACGGTGTGCCGTTCTCCGACGCATGCCGCTACTGGTACAACAAAGGCCGTCCGTCTCAGGGCACGAGCGACGGCGGAGAGGAACTCGAAGTGTCATACGCAACTGATCTGCTTTCTGAGATCAAGGACCGTCTCGTTGAGGTCTCCGACCAGACTGGTGCCGGCATCGCCGGTCGCCGTTTCGATGGCCCTATCGTCGGCTGGCTGAAGGATGTCTCCTACAAGGAGGACCAGATCCTGAAGGCTCTCAACGAGATCAACACGAAGCTCGACGAGAAGAAGTGAGGCAGCCATGCCTTACTGTCACGTCAAGGGAGACATTCCTCCGTTCGCCACGCTGACAGTCGACCCCGATGACGGCCCCACCTACGTTGATACTGCCGGAGAGAACGGCAAGATCGATGGCATGGTGTGGTTCTTCCGAAGCACCAACGCTCGTCTCTTCTTGGACGACCAGGGATGGCCCGCCACCAAGACGGTAACATTGAGTGAGGATAGCGTCATCGACGTTACCATCAAGACTAACCGCCCTGCTGGTGGCGGAGGCGGGGGTAACGGGAATGTCCTGATCCTCGGTCGTGAGGAGCAGGTGCCGGCAGGTACTCCTCCGAACACGGTCATCGTACGAAAGGTCTGATCATGGCGTCTCCCATGAAGGGTATCGCGGTCTCCAAGAATCAGGACGAGAAACTCAGCGTTCCGTCGGCTGTTGGAGACTGGGCGCTGCTCGTAGTGGGCGGTCAACTCAACCACATGCAGGATTGCACGCCTGCCGGGTGGACCGGAAAGTACGCCCATGGCGAGGACATCCGGTCTTGTACCGTGGCTGTCAAAATGGTTGCGGATCCTGCCGATACGCAGAACATCGTGTGGAAGTCCCCGGACCCGGCTCACAACGGACGGCACGTTGCAGTACTCATGGTATTCGACGGCGCCAAAGTCAAGAGCCTGGTCCCGGGTACACCCGGCAAGAGTGCTGACGGTTGGAAAAACGGGCCATTTCCTCAGATTACAGGGTTCGTACAGCATGATGTGAACACTGCTCCTGTAGCGACTTTCCCGCCAAACGTCGAGTCGTTGACTAATGGTGCCTGGGGTAAGGACACGAAGCTGTCCTGGTCTTCGATCGTCATCGGATACGCTCAGTCGGCGTACGCTCCGCCAAGCGACACCGGAGTAAAAACACTATTCGGCGTCGACGTCAGGCTTCAAGAGCAGAATGACTCGCTCGATCCAACTCTCGCCGATGGATCCAGGATTGGCGTCAATGTGTGGGACGGGACTCGGGAGACCCCAACACTCACGATGCGCGCAATTCCCGAGGGCGCCAAGACGATCTCGGAGCTCCTCACGATTCCGCATTTCATTGTGGGGCATCGTGGAGGATCTCAGTCCTGGCCCGAGCACACTGAGATTGGTTACACCCAGGCGGTCGACTACCACGCTCACGCGCTGGAGTTCTCGGCCGCTAGGAGCAAGGACGGCGTCTGGTTCGGATGTCACGACAAGAGCCTGTCACGTCTTGTTCCGGCTCTGACCAAGAACGCTGACGAATACACCTGGGCCGAGATCAAGGCCGCGGCGTCGAAGACCCAGTACATGCCGGCGACGATCGATTGGCTGATGGATACGTACTCCAAGAGTCACGTCATCGTCTTCGATCCGAAGCATAAACTAGGTGAGTGGCAGACCGTTTGCGACATGTTCAAGGGCATGGAGCAGAAGGTCATACTCAAGTCCTACGGAGACTCCAAGTGGGCGTTCGACGGGATGCGAGCGCGCGGGTTCAAGACCTGGGGGTATGCATATGCCTCGGACACCACCAAGGAATGGTATCCGAACTTTCTCGCGGGGAAGGTATGCGATATTCTGTCCATGGAGTTCAATGCCCCCCAGACAACGTGGGATGCCCTGAAGGCCTCAGGTCTCCCAACGGTCGCGCATATTCCCGCTGATGCTGACCAGCTCAAGACCGGATGGTCTCGAGGAGCGATGGGCGCCATCGTGTCAGGTATTGCGGCCGCCTGTGAGAGGGCCGCATGAGTCCGGCGTTCACGCTGGAGATGGATTCGAGGATGGACACGGGGAAGTGGCTCGAGAGACTCAAAG